CAGGGTAGTTTTCTGATGACTGTTCTTCTTTAACTCTGTTTATAAAATCGGGAGAACTGTCAAGATTAAAAGAGTCACTACGGTCGTCTACAAAAAACTTGAAGTCTGTATCATATCGAGTTACACTTCGCTCTGCCGAAATATAACAAGTACCTGTCTGTCTGTATTTATTGTCATACCAACGTACACCGCTACGAAGGTTTATTGTTACTCTGGATTCGCTTGTTTCAAGATAGAATTTTTCCATAGGTTTCTGAAGCGTTTTGCCGAATTCTCTTGAGTCTTTAGTCAAGTCCAAAAACCTGCGAGTCCAATCAACGATAACCTGCAACTGTTTATCAAGCGTTTCAAGTGCTTTCTGCTTTTCTGTTGACTGATTGTTGATAGCGTCGTCAATCTGATTTGTTAATTCTGTAAAATCCATAAATTACCCCCTTAAGATTTCACTAAGATATTCATAGGCTTGCTGACCGTTCAGTATTCCGTTCGGTTTTTCAAGCCTAGCAACAAAAAGAGCGAAAGGAATGTTCTCTCGCTCTTCTTTAGTTTTTAATGACAACTCAAACTTAAGTTTTGCCATTTCCATTTTGTCCATAAACTCGCTCATTTTTCACACCTTTTGACCTTGAGATATTCTTCCCAACTTTCAGGCGTCATACGGACAGTCAAGTCTTTCTGTATTTCGTAAGTAACGAACATAGACTGCAACTTGCCGTTGTCGTCCTTAAACTTCAAGATTTTGCCGAAATATCTACGCAGTTTTTTCATAAGTACGCTCCATAAAATCTTCAATCCGTCGGTTGATTTTCGCAACCAACTCCACTTTTACGATGTTGTTTTCTGCAACCCATTCATTCAAGGCTTCGTGAAGTTCTTTTAATTCAACTTCATTTACCACAATAGCGACATCACTATCATATGAGATAGGATAGTCGCTGCTTTCACAAACTTCGCTGAATTTATCTACCGTCATTTGTGTTCCCCTATACATCGAGCCAAGTTCTCGATATCAGTTCCCAAAGCGAGCAATGTTTCCAAAAACTCGTTTCCATAAAATCCGATTTCCAAAAAGTGCTGCACCTTTTCGAAATCGTCAAGAGCAAACATCTTGAATCTGTCTTTGTTTACTTCTTCGTTCATATACACCCCCATTAAGCCCTATTGCTAATCTGCTTAAACCAAGAATCATATCTTGATAATTCGTCCTGATACGCAAAGTCTTCTTTACAACTGTCCAAAGTCGCACACATATTGCAACGAGCACACTTACTGCAATATGAGTTGTCGCCGTTGAACACCAAAGGACAGTAGGTTTCGTCAAATTCATACTTCTTTGATTTTTTGTTGTAGAAGAATTCCCAGTCGTCGTCATACCACGAAACCGAAGAATTAACTGTTGTAAACTTTGGCTTGCAATAAGTTGCATTTGAGTAATAACACCCGTTATCCTTGATAAAATCTCCGATTAATTCACAATGATTGTCACTACCTAATATTGCAAGTTTAGAACCGCAAAGTTCTTTCAATGCTTTTGCAACATTAGGATTTGTCCAATAATTCACTTTCTTAATCAACAGAGTTGCATAATCCGTGATAAACTTCATTGTGTCGTTGTAGCCCTTTGCGTTTCTGTCTGTTGTAAGGGAAATAATTCCGTTGTGAGCGATACCGACTTTAGAAGTCGTGTCTAACTGTTTTAATCTGTCCATATTTCTTGATAACGGATAAGGGTGGCAACACTGCTGATTAACACCGGCTTGTGTTGATATTCTGAAGTGCATAACATACGGGATTTTCTCTCCGTACTGATTACGCACTTCTTTAAGTGCTTTCCAAAAAGCGTTGAAGTTCATATATCCTTTTTTGATATGGACTTCTCCATTTGCGGTGAACATAAAGCCTGCACCGTCGGGATTGTTGTTAAAACATTCCTGAAGAACAGACTTTGACATAAAATCAACATTCATAGGTTTGTAAGCAATTACGCACATATTTCAGTTACCTCTCTTGTAAGTTTTTCAATGATTTCGCTTTCAACAAAAGCATTTCTTGACTTCAAATAAAAAGCGGTATCTTTTGAGATACCGCTTAACCACTTGTCACAGTCTACCAAGTTCTTGATAGCAATTTTCTTTGAGTTTTTGGCTATCGTAAACGTAAGGTCTAGCCAAGCCATAAAGCTTTCATACTTCAACGTGCCACGTCCAAGTCTGAATTCAAAGGTGTTGTCGTTTGTATTATTCAACGCAACGCCGTGTGAACCGTCTTTACTTTTCGCCTTATCAAACAGATATTGACGAGTTGCATTTACATTGTTGTTTATTCTGTCCGTTAAATCTTCCTTGTTTGTTTCCACAAAAGCATTATCACAGTATGTGAATGTTTTTCGACGGCTTGCTTTTACGAGGTCGTCCCAGAATAACGAGTAGAAAGCGTATATCTTACCTATTGCGTTAGACTGTTCGTTGTCGTCCCTACCGAAGAATTTTCTTGAGATATGAACGTGCAAACCACAACGACCGCCGTTATGAGAAGAAAAACCGTTGTCCTGTAAAATCTGCAATATCTGTTTCCACTTCATTTGTTTCAAGGATTCGAAGGTGTGAATTCCCGTAATAAGTTCAAACCCACCACTACTTAAACTACCGTCGTGCTCATAATAGATTTCGTTTTCGTCTATGAGTTCGTTGATAGAGTCGATAGCGTCTTTCTGTCCTTCGCTTGTGTCTTTGTCAACTTCAAGTTCGATGCCACAAGTTTTAATTTCGTCGCTTGAACCGATAGGGATTTTGTCGCCCTTGATAAAAAGCATATTTCTGTTTGTAAAACCGTTGTTGTGGTGCCAATGATACGGCTTTATATCACGACTTTTGTTTGCACAATCACAACAACAATCACTGTCGCTATCCCAATAATCATAATGTACGGTACTTTCACATTCACTACAGAAATAATAATTATTGTCGTAACAGTTACGGCATACATACCAATCGGGTTGGTCACTGTGGTATATCTCGTCTTCACACCAATAATCACCGCAGTCGTCACATTTTCTTGCGTCGTGGTCGGTACAATATTCACACCAAATTTCTGTATTTCGATAATCCGTATGTACTTCGTAACTGTCGCCGACACAATATTCCTGACAGTGTTCACAATAAAAAATATCGTCGTCGTCTCGATTATAATAATCGCCGTCAATATAAACCAAATCGTCACCGTCTGCATAATAACAGTCGTCCGTCTTGCAGTAATAGACTTCGTCTTTTGCGTAATATTCTTCTGTGTCTTCAGTTAATACGATATCGTCATCTTTTGCAGCAATTTCGCCGTTATGAAGTTCTACGATTTCGAGAGGATTTGTTTCGTCAGTAACCCAAATTTCAACTTCGTCGTCTTTGTCAAATCCGAGTTTCTGCATTTCTTTTACAACATCTAAAAAGCAAGTTGTATGCTTGTTTCTAAAGTTGTAAACAAAATAATTTCTACCCATTCGATAACGTAACGTCGACGACACAGAAAATAAACCTTTGTCGCCGTTGTAAATATTCACAGTGTAACCTAATGATATAACACACTGTTTTAATTCTGTAAAAGACAGTTTTCCTTCTAAGTGACCGTCTTTTAGTTCAAGATTTTCTAAGTACATAATTTACCCCCTATGGAAATTAATAAAAAATCTGTCCAACTGTTTATTGATTTCTCTAATGCGACTTATAACAAAAAGCCTTTGACTTACAGTAAGCCGCTTATCAAAAACCAAATCCGAAAGAGTGTTTAACTCTCTTGTTTTCAAACTTTTTTCAATGAGTGTTAAGCCGTTCATACTAAACCCCCATTAAAAAACCCCTAGAAAAATCTAGGGGTTTAATGCTTAATTCCAATAAGCATTTTCTTCTTCTTCGAAATCGTCTTCGAATTCCATTTCGCAAATCTGCTCGTTCTTGAGATTTTCGTCTGTCGGGATTATATCCACGATTGAAAAATCGTCTTTAACATAAAACCCTTTGAAACTTGTTCTGATTGGCATAAATTACCCCCTTGTACCAATAGCACGCATTTTGTTTTTCTGAGTTGAAGTTTTAGCCAACTCTTGCCATAAAGCATACGCTTTTTTTTCTGCTTCCATTTCTCTAAATCTTTTACGCTCTATTGCGTATGGATTACGGATAGCGATTGATAATTGCATACACGCAAAATCTAACTCACTCATAAAAACACCCCTTATATAAAAAATCCCTGTTTATGAGTGTAAACAGGAAAACACTTTTACTAAGTTTAAATACTCAATAAAAAAACCCATAGGTTATAAAAACCTATGGGTTAAAAAGTTCAATATTCAAACTTTTATTTTGAAGAGTATACAAGTTTATTATCTGCATACACTTCTACAGATTTAAATAAAGACTTCACTAATTTTGAAGTGGCAATTTTTTTATCTAATTCGCTTTTATTATTTGCGACTTCTACCCACTCTCTAATTTTTCCGTCTTTTTTTTCTGCTTTAAATTTTACTTCCATAAAACCCCCTTTATAAGTTTAGCATAGAGTATAAAATCCGAAATTTCAAGTTTCGCAGGGAAATTCAAAATTCCGGATTTTTAAACTAAACCAGAAGGTTTTAAATTTCTGATTACCCTATAAAATCATTCGCTTTTTATCGCTACCATTTTATAGGTTGATATAGTTTGCTTTTATTGGAGTCAAAATCATTATTTCTAAGCATTTTCTTAGGTGTCTTTATGTATTACAAAATACATAGAATATCGGCGTATATTCACTTATTCTGATATATCCATATAAAGACTTCTGAACCCTTAAAAATTAATCGTGCTATAAGATTAAAACCGATTAAAAGTAGTGACTATAATTTTCTTTTGTTTTTTTACGGCAAGGCGACAATTTATAAAAAACCTCGATATTGACTTGTTATCGTGCTATTTTGTTTTTATCAGTGCATAAAGCAATAAAAACTAATAACTCCATTATTCTGGATAACAAGACTAACAGAAATACTACACTTATACTCTTGCAGTATCTCTATTAATTGGATAAAATATTGACTTGCAAGTGTATACTTGTCAACTATCCTATAGCGTTGAATTATTCCACTAGTCCACGCTATAGGATTTTTTTTCTATTCTGTAGGAAATCGGACTTTCTACAGTATGTCAAAAATCGTTTTTCGTTATCTAGTCAAGCGATAAAGCACGGCAAAAAATACGGCACTTTTCACGGATTAGGTAAACCCGTATTTTCTGTTTACAGTACGATTATAAACAGAAAATCGGCTAATGATTTTATTTAGATAGCCTATACTTAAAATATAGGCTATCCGATAAAATCACTATTCAAAATCGGCAAGGTATGTTTTTAAAGTCTTAAAGTCAATTTCGCTTTCATGTTTGCTAATGTAATTTACGATAAATAACGTAGGGTCAATAGGTGTTTTTTCTTCATATGCTTTAACAGTGCCATAGTATTTATCAAAATCGGCAATAGAACAAACCGATACAATAGATATATTGTTTGTCTTATCGCTTGTAAAAATCGGCATTACTTTTAAGCCATTAGCCTTGTTAAAACTTGCTATCTTAAAGCAAGCCGTAAAAATTGCTTTATGCAAGTCTAAAGAATTGGCATTAACTGTTAACTTCTCGCTATCCCATTTTGCAAAATCTTTAATAAATTTTGCATAGCCAATCCTTGAGCCCTTTACATTGTAGTTAATTTCGATAAACTCTTTTAAACTTGTAACAAGTTTAGTTTCCTTTCCGTCTTTACCTTTGATAATGTAGTTAGTCATAATTTACCACCTTGTACTATGTACTTCTTTTTTCTTGCGTTGTCCTAGTCGCAAGCCCTAGCCGTTTTTATTCCTAGTAGATAACATCTACATACATACTCTTTATACACCATAAAAGACAGTGCCCCCCGTTTATGTGGAAAAAGCTGCAGGTAAACCTTGCCCCCCACACAGTTGAGCCGGTTTTTTCGGAAAAAAGGCACTAGGATAAGCGGAAATAAGGGGAAAATGGGCGTATATAGCTGAAGAAGAGGTAAAAGATGTTCATTTTTTGAACAACATTACGGGTGATTCGGGTGCAGAGGAAAGTTTTTGAAAGATGTTCATTTTCTGAACATTATTGGGTTATTGCAGGTTGACTGTAGGGTGATATGGATGTAGAGTATATTAAGGTTCCGTTAAGAAGGAAGTGTGATTCCGTTATAAGGGGATTACGATTCCTTTAAGAAGGGATATAGATAAGGTTTATGGCTGGACATTAGTGTCCGGCGAGGGGGGAATATGATAAGTTATAAGCCGTTAATGGAGACGCTGCTTAAGAAGGGTAAGAGCATATACTGGCTGCAGGAACAGATTGGAAGTCACGATTTGAGGGCTATCCTTAATTCAAACAGATACCTTTCTTTGAAAACGGTAGACGCTATCTGTAAGGTCTTGGAGTGCACCATATCTAGGGTATGCGAATATGAAGAGGGCGAGCAGGACGTTAAGGAGATTGTGCGTAATAAAAGCTATGTCATCAGGGCGGATGCCGTAAAGAAGCTGATTAAGGAAAAGGGAAAAAGTGAACTGGAGTGCAGCGTTGAAATGGGTCATAAGCCTCTGTACATAAGCAGCGTGCTAAACAGAGGTAAGGTCGGTTATCAGGTCTTGAGACAGTTTACGGACTACTTCAACGTGGACTCTTCCGTCCTCTGTAAGTGACCCCTTTTATGATTTTCTGTGATTTCAGGGTCGGAAATTTTCAAGACCGGTTTTTTCGGATTTAGTCCTATTTGTCAAGCCTCTTCTATATAAATAGTTTTTTCTTCGTTGATTAGTTCGAGGTTGTCCATAGCAGAAAGTGCTTTTTCGTGTTCTTCCAGTTCTTCTTCTGTCATCGGGTTTCCGAGCATTTTTTCTCCTTGAGCAGTATTGCCTTGTTTTTCTTGATTATACCCCGGACCGGGTGCATACATTTTATACATACGGGTACGCCGTTTATGTAGAGAATTTCTCCTGTCCTGTTACAGAGGGAGCATTTCACGAGTCGTACCCCGTATTCGTTCTGTCTTCAAGTTCTTTCATTGAGACGTACTTTGTGTATTCGGTTTCCGCCTTCTTTACGGTTATCTTGAGGCCCTTGAGGGAGGATATGAGGAAGTCGATGTCCGTTGACAGTTCTTCCGTGTCGACTTCAAACTCATCAACTTGGTCCTTTATCTTTTCGAAGATTTTAAGGATTCCGTTGTCGTGGAAATAATTTCCTATCGGTGTATTTTCTTCCTGCCGTACCGTCATATTTGCTCCTAAATCGGTGGATATTGTATGAAAAGGCAGCTTATCTGAAAGCAGATGCCTAAAACAAGAAGTATAATCAGTATTACTTTCGCTGTCGTTTTCATCAGTATATTGCGTAAAGTTCTACACACCCTTTTGAGATGTAGTGATATACAATCATTCGTGGAAGGTTGTACCTGTATTCGAGGAAAGCAACTGCATACAGTTCCGTATCAAGGTCAATGTCAGAGGCTGTCGTGCTGAAGTAGTATGTATTGAGGTTGTAGATTTTACATACACTCTCAACTTCGCTTTTTGTGTCGCAGTAACATACGGCGTTGATTGTTACTCCTCCGGCAGAAGTAAGGTTGCGTTCTTTCATTTCTTCATATGTGAGCCACCTTATGTTCGCAAAGGATGTCAGCCCGACAACTGAAAGAATTAAAATCATAAAAAGTTTTTTCATAGTTTCATCTCCTGTAAAAAAGAGACAGACCTGAGGGGGAAACTGTCTCTTTTTTTGGTTATAGATTACTCTGCTTCTTTCTTGTTCAGAAGCCCTGCAATGAATGTTACAAGCAAACCGATTGCCTGCAAAATACCTGCAACAAGAGTCGGAATCTTCACGATTTCACCGACTGCTGTTCCTCCGAGGAGAAGGGTAGCAGTTCCGAATACGATGAGTATCGCAGCAGCAACCTTTACCCAAGTCTTGTTGAAAAAGTCTTTCATAGCTTTTCCTCCCTTCTTAAGATTTATATATCCCCTTTCGGGTCTATATTAATATTCATAGTGGCACTCAAGTTCAGAAACGGAACTGTGCTTGCCGTCCTTGTATGAAATCGCTTTTACCGTTACGGAGGTGTCGATTGAGAATATTCCTTCGTATGGAGTGCTTTCTTCAGTCGGGTCCGTGCCGTCAATGGTGTAATATGTGTCTGCTCCGAGGTCAGAAACTATCGAAACAAGGTTGTTTTCACACGAGATTACGGGAGCAGCAACGTCCGGTTCGTAGATACATTCCTTTTCAGCAACTTCACTGTACAGTCCGTCGTTCTCGACAACAGCTTTTACAGTACAGTCTTCTGTAATTACGAACGGTTCCGTGTATATCCAGCCTATTCTCGGGTCGCTGCCGTCAGTCGTAAAGCGTATCTGAGCTGTCTGAGGGTGTTCTGAACTGATTGTAACTACGTTTCCTTCCTGTACGATTTCCGGGGCGTCAGGTGCCTTGAAGAAACCTTCTACCAGAAGTTTGAAATCCTGACCGCACTCAGGACAGAGGTCCTTGTTCCATTTGTACTGCTTGTCAGTGTCGTCGATATCTACGTAATTAAGTTCTAAAGATGCCTCTTTTACGAGCGGTTCCGTGTATTCTGCTCCACATCTGTCACAGAAATAGATTCTTTTAATCATTTTTCACTCCTTAACGTTAAGGCAACAAGTTCTCTGTTCTTCGAGTCCTTTGCCTGCCCGATTATCCCTTCAAGGGTAATCGTGTTTGCTTCATTCAGTTCGGTTAAAGACAGGTTCTTTGCCGTATAATAAACAATCTCACAGTCCTCAAAGAAGCCCGTGAGATTTCCCATTGTAAATTTTACTACGTTACATTTGAAAGTCAGTCTGTTTCCGCAGAAAATGTCTTCGCTTTTAATGTGCTGAGGTTTTCCTATGAAAAGAAATCTGTCAAACTGTTTCTTGTGCATCGCTTCCTCCCATTAAAAGCAGAAGGGCTTTTTCGAGCCTCTGTTTCTTCGCTTCATACCAGTCGTACTGCTTCTGTATATGCTCCGCAAGTTTTTTCTGCTCGGAAACAACTTCATCGTTTTTACTGATATCAAGCACTTCTGCAAGTTTTTTTACCGCTTCAAGTGCTTTTCCCGTGCTTTTCTGATAGTCTGCAAACCCCTCTTCAAGGTCTTTGATGAATTCCCTTACAAGTTTTGCAATGAAATCAGCGTCTTCATTTTTTAGGCTTACCATTCCCCTCTCCGGCCATTATTCTTGCGTAATATACCTTGATGTTGTTGCATAAAACATCGATATTCTTGATTGCGTCTATCTTTACAGCCTTTGTAAGCTGCACGAAAATGAAAGCAAGTTTCTTTGCTATCTGCTGAAGGATTAATGCAGTGTCTCCTACTACTCCGGTAGTGCACAAATCTTCTTCACCTTCAACAAAATCCATTGAAATTACGGTTTTACCCTGCTTTGCGAACTTTTCAAACTCATTTCTCTTCAAAGAAAGCCTCCATTTTTACTCCGAGTATCTCAGACAACCTTACAAACTGCTTGTATGTCGGTGGTCTTATTCCACGGATTACCCTTGAGAAAGCAGTCTCCCCTATCCCAAGTTCTTTTGATATGCTGCGGTGTGTCCTTCCTGACGCATCCACAAACTTCTTAAGATTCTTTGCATAAACAGCGAAATTCATACCGTCTCCCCGTATAAATTGGCTGTTTTATACTCTTATTTTTACCTGTTTTACAGGATTGTTTTCAAAAAACCTGATACTACCACAGGATTGCAATTACCGTGATTAATATCAGGACAAAACCGGTTGTAACAAGAAGAAGTGTTTCTGTTGCTCTGCCGGACTTCCTGTATGTCGTCCGACTTCCCTCCCTTTTAACTTCCACCATTACCTCCAATTCGGATTAAGTCTGTATATCTCAAATACAACTAAATTATGCTCCACCGCATATTCGTAGTCACGCTGAGTTGTCTGACTTTCCTCCCAATTTTGTAAAAAGATTATCCCCCCACATTCAGACAGCACTTCCTTTCTGTATGATTCAAGTTCTTCATCAGTCGGAAGCCTTCCGTTGATGCGTTTGAACTTGAAACGGAGATTGAAGGAGTTGATTGGTGTGTGTCCCTGCTCCCTTAAAATCTCGCATTTGTCATACAGTGCGTTGCCTTTTGTAAAATGCTGTCTATCGCCTGATATATATACGTTCATAAAATCTCCAAAAGTAGCGGCAGGGTGGGATTCAATAACAGCAAGGGGAAAGATACTTCAGAAAGGTGTGGCAAACTGAATTCTCTATGAACGCTGTTACGGGTTTTCTCTGCCGCAGCAGAAGTTTCCTCCTGCCGACTATTAATATAATCCCGTTAGTCTTATTTGTCAAGTATATTTTCTTAATAATTAAGATTTTTTCTTTTTGGCAAGATTACTACGAATTGAGAGTGACATAAACTTTTTACTATGAAAGTAATCGCACCACCAGATGAAAACTCTGTAAGAACGCTTACGAAACCGGACAAAAGGTTTCTTTCAAAATCACTCGTTTCTGAATTGAGGCAGATAGAAACCCTCCCGGACGGAAGGCGTGTCACCAAAGGACAGCTTCTTGCAGAACGCCTTATAGACATCGCAATCAACTCTAACAGCAACGCAGATTCCATTATGGCTTCAAAACTCATCTTCGACCGTATCGAAGGAAGGGCTGCAGTTCTTGAACACAAGGAAGTTCAGGAAATGCCGAAGGTTGTTTTTGCCTGCCGTGAAGACCAGTTATCTACCATTGCAGAAAAGGTAAACGAAGACGGTTCTGAAAATGTACTCGTCAAGACTGACAGCGGAGAGGAATACATCGTATGAGTGAGACGACAGTTTATCGGCTTAGTGAACCGCAGGTTAAGATTTTCAATTCTCCGAAACGTTTCGTGGTCGTAAATGCCGGCCGTCGTTTCGGAAAGTCTTGGCTTGCAGGTGCAAAGATTTTTGATAAATGTCAGAACTACAAGAATAAGAATGTAATCTACATCGCCCCTACCCTCAATATGGCCCGTAACATTATGTGGGACACTTGGGTTAAAGAGCATATTCCCGAAGCGTACATCGCAAAGAAGAATGAACAGTTGATGACTATGGAGTTCTACACAGGCTCGAAATTCTACTGTCTTTCAGCAGAACACCCTGACCGACTTCGTGGTCTTGCCGCAGACCTTCTTATCGTAGACGAATGTGCAATCATTGACGATTCGTTCTATGAAGTTGTCCGCCCTTTGCTTTCTGACCGGTTCCACGACGGAGAGGCTTTATATATCTCTACTCCGAAAGGCTACAACTGGTTTCATAAACTTTATGTTAAGGCAAAGGAAAATCCTAAGTCTTGGGACTGCTTCCAGTACACGACCATTGAAGGCGGCAACGTAACGCAGGAAGAAATTGAAGAAGCAAAGGCAGAACTTTCTCCGAAAATGTTCGCACAGGAATATCTTGCTTCATTCGAATCACTTTCTGCACGTATCTATGAAAATTATGACAGAACTCTGAACCTCTGCGACAGGGAAGAATACTGGGGTAATGAAGGTGACATCCACGTAGGAATGGACTTCAACGTAAATCCTATGACTGCAGTAATTTCCGTTTTTGAAAGAGGTAATCTCTACATCTTTGACGAAATCGTAGAGCCGAATTCCAATACTCAGGAAATGTCAAATATGATTAAGAAGCGTTATCCTGACGTTTCCGTTTTCGTATATCCCGACCCGACGGGAAACAAGAGGCAGACGAACGCAGTTACCGGTCAGACCGACTTTGACATCCTGAGGAAGAACGGATTTTACGTCTGCACTCCACGTCACCCTTATGCTACGAAGGACAAATTCAATACAGTTAATTCCGCATTATGCAATGCAAAAGGTGAAAGAAAAGTTCACGTCATAAAGGACAGATGCCTCCACCTCAAGGAAGCGTGGGAAGGCTACACATACAATTCAAACGGCGACCCTGACAAATCTTCCGGCTTGGACCATATCTCGGACGCTGCGGCATACCTTATATGTTATAAACTGCCGTACCGTGCTGACAGATATGTGAGACGACCGGAGGTATGGGGAACCTAGGAGGAATTATGGCAGGAGTAGAAACAATACATAAACTCTACAACAAGAGGAAAAAACAGTGGCAGCTCATTCGTGACTGTATCGAAGGCGAAGATGCTATCAAGGAAAAGGGAGAAGTCTATCTTCCGAAAACCAAAGGTATGTCCGACCACAGATACAGGGCATTCAAACTAAGGGCTGAATGGGTAAACTTTACCAGAAGAACCCTTACGGGACTTCACGGACTTGTTTTCAGAAAAAAACCTGTCATCAATTATCCGAAGGAACTTGAAGATTTAATCAACAACTGTGACAGAAAGGGTAACAACCTCTACAAGTTTTCTTCCAACGTATTCAAGGATTCCCTTCCCGTTACATTCGGCGGACTTCTTGTTGATATGCCACGAGTGAACGGCAACATAACGAGAAAGGAAGCAGAAGAAAGAAAAATCAATCCGTACTTCAAATATTATTCTGCAGAAAACGTAATCAACTGGAAGACCGAAGTTAAGGACGGTGTTGAAAGAATCTGTCTTATCGTTCTTACCGAAACTTACGAAAGCACTTCCGATGATGAGTTTGCTCATAACGAAAAGGTTCAGTACCGTGTACTTTCCCTCAAAAATGATGTTTACTCTCAGCGTGTCTACAGACCTGCAGAAGGCGAGAACGGTGAAGACGCCGTTGAAAATATCCCTATCGAAATTGACGGAAAGACAATCGACTACATTCCGTTCTACTTCCTGTACGAACAGGAACCTGTAACTCCGTTTATGCTTGACCTTGCAAAGGCAAACATCTCTCACTACAGAAAATCTGCTGACTACGAAAACGGTGTTCACCTTACAACCATTCCAACTGGATATGTAACCGGCCACAAACAGGAAATCATTACTGATGATAAAACCGGAGAAGAAAAAGGTCGTGAAGTCGTAAAACTTGGTGAAGACGAGTTCCTTTTCTTTGAAGAGCCGGATGCAAAGGTCGGAACGCTCTGTTATGCAGGTGAAGGACTTACCCACTCTGAAAAGGCTCTTGAAACATCAATGAGCAATATGGCTGTTCTCGGTACACGACTTATAGTTACCGAAAAGGGAACTTCTGAATCAGCAGATTCTGCAAAGATTCACAGGGCAGGAGAAAACGCTTCCCTTGCGGATATGGCCAACTGTGTGGCAGACGCTTTCACTCAGGCATTACAGACTGCTGCAGAATGGATGGGCTTAGACGAAGCGGTATCGGTTGAGTTCTGTACGGATTACGACACACTCGCATTTGATGCTAACGCACTTAACGCAGTTGCAAACCTCAAGGAAGCAGGAAGCCTTCCACTTCCATATGTATTCGAAATCCTCAAGAACGGAGAATACACTTCTGCTGCAGCAACCTTCAAGGAATATGCAACACTTCTTGATATGGAAGCAAGAGGCTACTCACCTTCTGAAATTGCAGAACAGTACGAAGCAATCAGACAGGGCAAAGTCATTCAGCTTGAAGACAAGCGACCAAAAGAGAATACACCTGCGACAAACATCGTTGATGACAACGCAGATGATAATAAATAAAACCCCCTTGTTTTATTTCTGGCACCGTGTAAAAGCGGTGCTTTTTTATTTTTTCAAATTACTACGAACTACCGTTCGGTCAATAATTGAGACTGTATAAAACTGTGCAGTCGCACCACGTCAGTCGGATGTGGAAATTTTATATAACAAGGAGTCCATAGTTATGGCAATCGCAAAAGAAGAAGTTTTGAATATTCTCGGTCTCGAAGCAACCGATGAAACATCTGCAAAAGCAGAAGCAATTATCAATGCTTTCACAAAAGATTTTGAGGATGAAAAAACTAAGATTCTTCTCAACAAAGAAGAAATCAAAAATGAAAAGAAGGAAGAGACCAAAAAGAGACAGGCTCTTGAAGAACAGAACAAACAGTTAAGTGAAAAACTCGGACAGCTGCAGAAGCAGCTTGACGACAATTCACCTGACGCAGTGAAGAAAATCTACGAATCACAGCTCGATGATGCTAAAAAGGTTTTCGACGCAAAGTATAAGGAACTTGAAGACAAATACAAGGTAAGCGAAGAAACAAACGCTACTCTCAAAAAGAGTCAGCATCGTTTGACTTGTATGGAACAGTTCAACAAGGCTATTGCAGCACACGGAAACGATGTTGCCGCAGATTCTCTTGATGATTTTGCTCTTTTTGTACTTGGTCCAGATTGCTGCAAGTTTGCAGAACGCTCTCTCGGCGAAGGAAACACAGCGATTGTAACAAGCGAAGGACAGACAATCGACAGTGCGGTTAAGGCTGCACTCGAAACTAACTTTGGAAAATCTTGTCGTTTGTTCAAATCTTCTGGCGGCGGTGCGGAAGGCGGTGCTAGAGGCGGTTCAAGCGGAGACAAGACTATATCACGTTCTGAGTTCGACGCTAAAGACGCAAGCGAAAAAGCTAGGTTAATGGCAGACCACTACAGAATCGTGTAACTCTATATAAGGAGATACATTATGGCAGTATTAGACGATTTGATGCCAGCCCTTTACGACGGTGTAACACTCGTTGGCCGTGAAATGGTTGGTTTTATCCCTACAGTTGACAAAGATGCAACTGCTGAACAGGCAGCAAAAGGTGAAACAATCCGTGTATCAACAGGTACAGCAGGAGAACTTGAAGACATCGAAGAAGCTATGGACATTCCAAGCGGAAACGACGGTTCTCTCGGCAAGATTGATATGCAGATTACAAAATCAAAGGTTGTTCCATTCTATTGGGGCGGTGAAGCAAACAAAGGTGTTAAAAACTCTGGTCAGTTCCAGAAGATTATCACAAATCAGTTTGCAGACGCTGTACGTAAACTTGTAAACGCTGTTGAAGCAGACCTTGCTGGAGCAGCTATTGCAGGTGCTTCTCGTGCTTACGGTACAGCAGGCACAACTCCATTCGGCACAGCCGGAGATTTCACAGACTTCGCAAAAATGGCTCAGATTCTCGACGACAACGGTTGTCCGAAATCTAACCGTTCTCTTGTTATGAGTTCAGAAGCTTTTGCAAACCTCCGTGGTAAGCAGAACCTCTTGCTCAAGGTAAACGAAGCAGGAACAGATGAATTCCTCCGCTACGGTTACACATCACCAGTTCAGGGATTCACTCTCTGGAACTCTGCAGGACTTGGTACTCACACAAAAGGTACTGGTTCAAGCTACGTAACAAACCTCGCTTCTGCTCTCGCTAAGGGAGACAAGGTTATCGGAATCGACACAGGTTCTGGAACTGTACTTGCAGGTGATGTTGTTACTTTCGCAGGTGACAGCAACAAATACGTTGTAAACAAAGGTGTTGAAGCTGCAGGTTCAATCGAAATCGGTGCTCCGGGTCTTCGCCAGTCACTCGCTGACGGCGTAGCAATGACAATCGGTGGAGATTACACTCCTTCAGTTGCCTTCCACAGAGACGCACTCAAGTTGCTTGCTCGTGCTCCAGCTACTCCTGACTCAGGAGATAACGCTATTGACAGCACAGTAATCTACGACCCTGTTTCAGGAATTTCTTTTGAAGTACGTGTTTACGGTGGATATCGTAAAGTACGTTACGAAGTTGGTCTTGCTTGGGGCGTTAAATGTGTACAGCCAGAGTTCTGTGCACTTCTTCTCGGCTAAGAAAAATAGAGGTTGGGGAAACTCAACCTCTATAACTTGGAGGAACCAATGGCTCTTATTCACATTATTAGAGACGTTCCAGAGTATAAAGGCGGAGCACTCGAAGCCGATATCCCGGAACAGGATTACCCTATTCTGAATGCAAGAGGCTGGCGTAAAGCAGAAGGCAAAGCTCCTTCTAAGCCGGTTGAACCTGCTCCAGAAAAGGAATCTGAAAAGCCTTCTGAAAAACCCGTAGAAAAGACAGTCTTCAAAGGAGGCACAAAATGATTATCGAAAAGGTAGTTAATGGTGCTCTTCAGAAAAAGAAAGTCTTTGATAAGGATATCCTTTTCTACACAAGAGAAGGTTGGAAGGTAAGCAAAGACAAGGAACTTCCTGCTAAACCTAAAACTTTTGAAAAGAAAGTTGAAGACAGCAACGAAGATTCTGACTTCGAACCATTCAAGAAAAAGAAATAAACAAAGGAGAAATGTATGAGTGACGCAGCAGTTGAAGAAATCGAAATCAATCTTATCGTCGAAGACGGTACCTGTACGCAGGGTGCTAACTCGTACATTTCTCTTGAAGATGCCGTTTCTTATCAGACGGACAGAAACAGAACGGACTGGCTTGAACTTTCAGACAATGAAAAGAAAGCAAGTCTCATTAAGGCTACACAGTATGTAGACAACCTTTATAAGTGGAAAGGTATCAGAAAGTATCATCAGGAACAGCCTCTGAACTTTCCTCGTGTCAATATTTACATCGAAGGTTATCCTGTTAAGGAAATGCCTCGTCAGATTAAAGACGCTGTTTGTGAAGCCGCATATTACGGTTTTCAGGAAGATTTATTTACGGTTCGTGAAAGCGATATCGGAAATATCAAGAGAATCAAAGATGTTGTTGAAGATGCAGTAGAAGAAGAAATCGAATACTTCAATAAGTCTGAATCAAAAGTCGACTTCATTTCAAAATATGCTGCATTGGACTCTATCCTCAGAGGTTTGTACGAACCTCTGAATACAAGCCGTATCAACGGTAAGGCAGACTGGGATTACTAATGGCGTTCAATTATCCGAAAATGCGAAAGTTAGCAGATAAACTTCTCTCTAACCAAAAGTTCGGTGGTCCTTTTGTCCTCAAGAAAAAGACAGGACAACGCTATGACCCGGAGACCAAAAAGCAGATTGCAGTTTACGAAGATTATAAAGGTAATTGTGTAAAGAAAGTTTACAAGGATGACGGTAACGGACATCTTAAAGATGTTCTTAAGGCCGGAGACTTGGAATTTGTCTGCACAATGCAGGATATAAATATTTTTCCAGATAAAAACGACCAGATTGTTTTTGAAGGCGTTATTTACAATGTCATTACACCGGAGTTGGTAGACCCTACGGGAAAACTTCCCTTAGTGCATAAGTGCTATGCAAGGAGGGCGTAATGGCTATTAGTTTTGCCCTCAAGGTAATAGGCACAAAAAAGTACATAGGTGGAATCGAAGTCATTGAAAAGACAAAGGAACAGTTACTCCGAGACCCAACAAAAGACCTTTTCTTTAGACTTGATGAAGAAATCCAGAAAGAATCACACGGCAGAGATTCTTTATATACAAATGTTCGTATTGTATATATTTCAAAACTGTCTGGTGGTGTAGTTGCATACGTGAACAAGAAAGGAGAATTCAAAAACCCTTTAGAAGAAGCAGAAAAAAGAGAAGGAATGGACGACTGGCTGTCGTGGGAAGAGTTTGCAGTAAAATACCCGACAGACCCAAATAAATTTGCTAAAACAGAATTGAGTGCTGAAAAACAGGAAAGTATGTCTGTCGCACAGAAAGAAGCATTAAAGGATTTGGAAGCAATAGGTGTTCAGTCGGAAGTAAAAAGGCAGACAAGAAAACAGACAAAAAAAGATTCCAGTGCTAATAATGTTAAAAATAAAGTTAAATCAACCTACGTTGCAAAAACTGCAGAACAAAAAGAGGCTCTTAAGGCAAAACAGGCCGCTTTTAAGGCTTTGTTGGAAAGAAAAAAAGCTCAGATGAGAAGACAAATCAGCAGTTCTACAGCAGCGTTAGTAAAAGCAACCCCTCAAAGAACTGTAACACATACTGTAAAAAGTGTGAGTGCAGACAAAATGTTGTCAAAATCTTTTGCAAGTATACCTCACGGAAAAGCAGGTTCTGTAAGCATTTTTCAACCAGAAAAAACAAGGTCTTTTATGCTTAATATTTCTGCGACCGTTCCTGCAGACGTTGTTGTACCAAACAAGAAATATAAAATGCCAAAGATTGTACAGGACTCAACTATTGCTTTATACGGAAAATTAAAGAAAGAAGAAATGCAGAAGGTTGTTTTCTTTACTTGGAGAGGATGCCTTGCCTGTGCAACCTTCTTTCAAAGTTTGGTTGCAAGAACACCAATGGATGAAGATTACTCATATGAGACAGATATCGTTAGAAGTGACAGAGTAAAATTTTACAAGAACGGAAAATTAAAATCTCAAAAAGAATTGATGAAGGATGCTAACGTAAGAATCGGAACAGGAATAAGAAAACATAAAGCAGACGCAGAGTATATTCGTGGTGATTGGACGATTACTTTCAGAGGAAAAACATTCAAGGCATTTGAATCTCAACCTGCAAAAGATTCTGACCACATCTCTGTTGATTATACGTTTACAGAAGACCTGTTCGAAAAACTCGGAGACCAGTCTTCTATATTCAAGATTGCAGACACGATGTTTGAACTTACAAAAGATTCCGGTGATTTAAGTTCCGTGTGGTCAGAGTTTAACATCAATCCTCGTTGGCAGGCTCTTGAATTCGGCGGTTGGTATACTCATCAATCTAAAATGGCAAGAGGTGCTAAATATTCACACAGAGTTGATTCTACCCTTTTGTCTTATCAGGCACCAAGAGGTTTCTGGAGAATAACAAGATTTGAATGGAATGAACTTGTTCACACTGGAAAATGGAAAGGCTCTATTGAAAGTTATATCAATCCAAGAAAGAAAAAGATTGATGTTTCAAAAGTTGAAAGCATTGCAATGAAAAGTCTTCTTGAAAAATACCCGGAACTCAAAAACAGAAATACAGCAATCGGAGTTTATAAATGACAGACGCATATATAGAAAAACAGGTCACAGACTACTTCCTCAAGATGAACGGAATAACAGTAAACGAAGACGGGACACACCCGGAAGTATGTTTTGCTAACGAAGAATTTGAAAGACCAGACGACGGCTACTGGTATGAAGTGTACTTCATTCCAAGTTCGCCTATGCAGATAGAACTGGGAACAACGGCAAGAAGCCGTTGGATAGGATTGCTGCAGATAAATGTCTGCACTCCTAAAGCAGCAGGAACTACCCCTTCTCTGGACCGATATGAGTCCATAGCGGAACATTTCAGAACGGGTATGTATATAAACGGAAACATAAGGGTTATCAAAACTTCCAGAACTTCCGCTACGGAAGACGGTGACTTTTATGTATTACCTGTAACTGTAGAGTTACAGGCTAATCTTGATAGATAGGAGCTGAGAAAATGGCTACACCTCAGTATACAATCAAAGTTGGTGCTGATTCTAGTGATTACTTTTCTCGTGAAGTTACTATCTCTGACAAAGTAAAAGGTTACGAAGTCGGAGACAATGACGCTTCTGTGCTCGGACTTATGAAAGATTCTGACCTTAACGTATCTGACGATTACCAGTACCCTGTACTTGTAAGACGCACAGGCGACAGTCTTAAAGGTACGACAGAATCAATCGAGTCAAACGAACTCAGAAAAGGAAAAACTAAGTCTGCTCCTCGCAAGGGTAACTCTTCTTCGGAAGGTTCTCTTGATTATGAACTTTCACCGGAGACTTACGACGATATTTTCGAAGCAGCTCTTCGTGGTGAATGGAAACTGTGGATATCTGACTCGAAAGTTAAAGGCTTAAACGATGCCGATTGGGTAAAGTCTAAGTCAAATCTTGACGGTTGGACTTATGATGACGGTAAGTTCGAATCTAAAATCAGAAAGAACGGAGATATGATGGAAGACCTCCCTGCAGGTCAGCATCAGACACTCTTGCTCTCAAACATCACAGACACTACAACAGACTCTGTTGTTAAAGTCTCTGATAAAAACAAGATTGAAGTTCACGAACTTACCTGTGGTGAACAGGATATCCGCTACAATGTTCTTAAGCATTTCGGCGGTGTAAAAGATGATGACCTTTTCCAGTCGTTCGAACATCTTGCAGTTAATACTGTAAGTTTGTCTGTAACACCGGGACAGATTATCACAGGTTCTTTCGGTTTTATGGGTTCAAACAATCCGGAAATCGTACAGTGGGGTTCTGACTATACTGTTGCAAAACAGTATAACGCAACTATTGCTACAGAAAACGGTTACTACACTTATGATGCAACAACAAAAACTTATTCAGTAGCAAACCCACAGCCTTCTTCACAGTCGGATATCGATACGGGCAACTATTACACGAACACAGCAAATGGTTGTGTAAAGAAACTCGAAGGAAGAATCCTCAAACCTGCTTCACTTACAACTGTAAGAACAAATGCAGAAGTTATGACTTGGCTTGCTGCTCTCCCAGAGAAAGGAACATCAACACTGCAGTACACTGCTCGTGAAGGTTTCCTTTACATCAACGGAGAAAGAGTTCGCTATGGTTCAAACCTCACATTTGAACTTAACAACGGTCTCAACAAGATTTTCGCAATCTTCGAAAAAGACGCAATTTCAGTATCTGCACTCCAGTTGGACATTACTGGACAGCTTGAAGCATATCTCATCAAGGGATATTCAGAAAAGTTGTATCAGTTGGCTGTACAGGATAAAGATGTTGAAATCGTATTCTGTTTTCAGGACAGAGAAGAAGACCCAGAAGCACTTTATGTGGTTCAGATTTTCAAGACAAAGTTTACAGACACAGATGTTTCATCTGGTGCCGAAGAATTACAGGTAAGTTTCCCTTACCAGTCATTCGAAGAAAAGGCTGTTCGTATGCTTCGTCTCAGAAAACGAAGAGTCCGTGCTTTCGGTTTTGTTCCAGAAGTTGAAGGCGAAGACAATGGAACTCTTACAGTTTCATTTACAACTCCTCCAACTGTAGACGGTGTTGTAACAGCACCGACAAGTGACGAAATCACCTGTTCAATTACAGTTGACGGAACAGATGTAACTACAACTTATGACACAACTTCATTCTCAACAGACGGCACAGTTGCATTTACATTCGACAAGATTGAAAAACCTTCTACTGGTTCGAAAGTAGTAAAAGTAGTTGTTACTTACAACGGCTACTCAAAAGCAGCTGAATACTCTGTAGACGCTGACTAACCAAACGGGGAGCGTCTGCTCCCCTACTTTACTTTTTATAAGGATTTAATATGGCAGAATCAATTAACATTGCAAAGTTCTTTACAAAGAAAAACGAAGAGGAAGGAGTTCCACACGAACTTTATATCGGTGGCGAAAAGACAGGTATTGTCGCTTACGTATACGGCGTAAACTCAAACGCTGTTACTCTTGCAAACGAAACATACCGCAAAGAAATGGCTGAAATCAACGGCATTAAAGACCCTCTTATGAAATCAAAAAAGACAGACGCTGCCTTTGCAAAGAGAGTTGCCGCTTTCGTTAAAAAGTTTGAAGGCGTAGACGGTCAGCCTCTCGTAATTGACGGTGCTCCGGTTACTGAAAACGATTACTCAAAAATCATCGACCAGTCACCTCTCATTGCCCGTGCAATTCTTGAATACGCAAGTGATACAGAAGGTTTTTTAGACAGTCAGAAGAACGACTAAAAGAAGCTGTTCAGCGTTACTTCTATCTAAATACCAAATACGAAAAAAAAGCACCGACTTACGAAGGAAAAAACTCAAAGAAAAAAACTTCTAAGCCGGTGTATACTACGCACAAGGAAGAAAGAGACAGCTTCATTAAAAAGTTCGGTGAAAAAGAATTCGAACGTGTCTGCGAAGAAGACAAAACTTGGGCGAAACTAAAAGACATTGAAATCCCTCAACAATACTCTTGGCTGTTTGAACAATTCTGCAGCATCTGGTGGTCCTGTGAACGAGACTTCAACGGAAACGTAATTTTCCGTCCTCGTGACATATTGGACTACGAGGAATTTATTGGTATACAATTCACATATAAAGAACGAGGTCTTTTACTACAGATGAAATATTGGGCAGCTGAATCGGTTTACGAGGTAAAGGAACAGTAGGAGGTCGTTATGGCAAAGCAGAACTCACAGCAGGTTTTAATAGACTTACAGGCAGAAGCAAAGGCTCAGGGTGCATCAGAAATAAAAAACTTGTCAGATGACATTATCGGGTTAGCCGGAGCAGGAAGCCTTTCTGTAGAAGTCATTCAGTCATTAAACTATGCCCTCTCTACTCTCCAGAGTTCAAAAGGATTAAAAGGATTCCAGAATATACGAAATGAGTTAGCAGGTTTACTCAAACAGCTTAAAACCATAATGAGTATGACTAACTCAAAAGGAATGACCAGAACCTCTGCAAAACAGGCATACTCAAAAGTTTATGAAAATACCGTAGCAGCGGTTAGTAGAACTAAAACAAATAATGGTTACGCTTTAACCACGGAAGAGACAAGAATTACGAAGGTTCTTGAATCAGCCTCTCTAAGAATAGACCAGACTACAACGGCTTTATTGCAGGCTTCTGAGAAACTAAGTGAATTCGCTTCTAAAGTGAGTAGTCCAGAAGGTGCTAAACAATACGCAGTTGGAGCCGTTGAAATGGCGAAAGCCGCTATTGATATAGATGCGAATGAAATTAACAAAAGGTCAAAAACTGCAGCTGCAAGACGAAATCGTGCTATTGCAGAAAGACAGGAATCATTAAACGACTACCTTATAACTTCTGGAAGAGCAGAAGCTTATAACGCCGCTGCAGTTTCTGGTCGTATCGCACGAGCAAAAAAAGCAGAACTTGAAGCAGAGAATATGGAATCTAAATACTGGAAAAACAAGTATTTAGGAAGTAATTTTACAAACAATTTACGAATGGGCTTTGGAAGACTTGAAACTGAATTTCATCAGCGTAGAGGTCTTACCGGAGTTCTTTCTCGCTTCGGAGAAAACCTTGCAAAGGGTTCTAAGTTTGGAGATGTGTTCAATCAGGGTATAGCCGGAGCAGGAGTAAACTTAGGCGGCATTGCATTTGGTGGTGCCGCTATGGGTATCGCTGCTTTGGGGAAAGGAATTGTAGACCTCTCGAAAGCCTCTATCGAAGCATACGAAAACATTGAAAAAGTTAAGACTCAGTTAGGCGTTGTTTATGGTACTCAAGGTGAAGCCGATACAATGTTCGGCAAAATCTCTCAGTACGCTATTAAATCTCCTTTCGGTGTAAAAGACGTAGCAGAACAGGCAACTATCTTAAAGCAGTCTGGAGTTGCAGAGTATGAACTTATGCCTGTACTCAAAAGTTTGGGAGACTTGGCCGGCGGTAACACAGAAAAAATGAATCGTCTTGCCAACGCAGTTTCTCAGATTGCTGCAAGCGGTACTGCAACAGCAAGACAGATGCGTATGTTTACAATGGCCGGTGTTCCGATTTATAAAGCCATTGCAGACGTAAAAGGAATAGAAAGAAACGATGTCCGTACTCAGATACAGAAGGGCAACGTTACTTATGAAGATATTGTAAAAGCACTTGAAAAACTTACTCAGGAAGGCGGACCGTTCTATAAAGCAGTAGAGAAAGGTGCTAAGACTTTAGCTGCAAGAAAGCAGAACCTTGCCGACATCAAAGAACTTGCAGGTTATGAGGCGGCACAAGTTAAAGAGTTAGGTTATAGTCCTGCTGGTTTTTCAAAATGGTGGACACAGTTTCAGGAAGATTTTTTTCAAGGTTTGTACGAAAACAGAAAAGAAAAAAGAGTTCGTACATCTGTAAGAGAAGCTGCCGATACTGAAGATTTTATAGACTCTATTGACAATAGAATTAACACAACGACAAATCCTGATGAAATTAGATATCTCAAAGTTCTTAAAATGAATGTAGAAAATTTGTCAACTATGTCAAGAGACCAGAGAGAAGCGGCTCTTTCAGAAGGATATATTTATAATAACGAAAGGTTACAGGACCTTGAATATCAATTATTACAAGCAACAAACCTTGCAGGAAGACTCGATGATGAAAGTGTGTCTTTAAGAGAAAAAGACGAAATTACAAAATATTTAAAATCTCTCGGGGTATCTGTAAGTAAAAATCAGCCAGAGCTAACTCCGGGAATGACTCCAGAAGATGTCGATAAAGGAACAACTTATTCTGTAGATTTTAGAAAAATAGAAAAAGAAATCGACAAAGTTCGGAAAGAGTTTGAAAGTTTGTCTCCTCGTTCAAGTAAGGCTGCTCTTGAAACTTCCAACCGTGCCTATCTTAAAGAAGTAAATCAGAGACCTCTCGGACAAGCCGGACAAGGAATATTAGATACTGTTAAAGCGTTATACGAACAGTCTAAAACGGCAGAAGACGAGAGAAAAAAGCAAGAAGAGGAAAAGAAAAAAGAACTCGTAGATATTTACAATGAAATGAAAGCAATGGGCTTAAGTGACAAGAACGCATTTGGCTTTATGCGAAATACAATGGGTGTTTCTGAGGCTGTTGAAAAAATGGGTAGGTATACAACCATTGATGATGAAGCATTGTCATTTTCTCCTAAAGACTTTGCTCAATCTTATAAAACATTAACTACTCAACTTAAAGAAATTGGTCCAGCTTTCCTTAATGGAGTAGCACAAAGCGGAAGAAACGCAGACCCGTTCAAAGATTTAATTGACAAACTCTTAGACCCGGCTCAGGTAATGAATTTGCAGCAGAATTTCAGAATCTTTACAGATATGGTAGAGGGGCTTGGTGGAGAAACAAAAGAACTTGGACAGATGATGCTCCAGAACAGAAAGTCTCTTGAAATTGATGAAAAATATCTCAATTTTGAAGATAAAGGAAGAGCAGGACATCATTCCCTTAATACTGCATACTCATCTTTAATAAGAAGACAATTAAACAACGTTTTTGGAATATCTCTTGAAAGACTTTTAGGAACAGATTTTGGAACAGTAGGTCATACTCAAAAAACAGAAAGTACAGCTCAAATAACGAAGTTAATGCAGAATACTTTTAACAGGAATATAAACTCTGCTGTTGCAACAGCAATGTTGAGGAACGGGTATGGTTATCAGGACGTTTCAAGAAAAGTATCTCAATCTTCTGCTGATATATATAAAAGATATCAGCAGGATTTGTATAAGAAAAACGGCTCATTAGCAAATAGTGGAGCATCTTACGGAAGATTCAGATTTAACTTTATAGACCAAGAAAGAACCGCTAACAACCTTGCTTCTTTTGCCTTAAACTCAAGTAATTCAAATATTCTTTCAGCTTATGCACAAGAATTAAGTAAACAGGTAGAACAACTTGACACCTTCTTTGTAAAAACTATGACAGAAGGTGAAACACAGGAAAATTCTCAACGACTTAGAGATTTGCGTGCTTGGAATCAGCAAGGTAAATTAACAGACGATGAGAAAAAAGAGTTGAAACGCCTCGAAGATGAAAACGTAGCAAAGCAGTTATACGGTGTCGCAGAGATGTCTGACGAATTAAGAACTCAACTTTCTTCTTTGTCTCATCAAATGATAGAAGCATCTGACGGGACAATGCAGTATTCAGAAGTTATTCTTAACGCTATTGATACAATAAGAAAAGAAAATGCTGCAAGACAAAATTCTGTTGCAATTATGGCAGGCTTACAGAAAAGTGTAGAAGATATGAAGAATTCTTTTCAAGAATCTAAAATACAGATGTATAAAAATAGCGGTATACTTGCTGATTCTGCACTTCTTTCTGGTGTCGATTATCAAGACAGAGATAAAGTTTTCAGTTATCTTGAAAACGCAGTAAAAACAAACGAGGAAGTTATTAATAAATTAGTGGCTCTCGGGATTCCGAAAGACCAAGCCTCTGAGGTTATTTTTGGGAAACTCCTTAAAGGAAATTCGAAATTGTTTAGCGGGATAACTACTAGCGAAGTTCTGAATTTACAGCAATATGCAGAAAAAAGAAATTCGCTTAAAGATACAGTAACAAGAGGTGTGGTGCCTGCTGGACAAAAGTATGCAGGAGAAGTTTTGTCTTCCGAAGAAATTGAGGATTTAAATTCTGACATTACACGTATTGAAGACGAAGTGATAAAATCCGTACAGGCTTTTGACCCGTTGATACAGGATTATGACGAAGCTGTAAAATGGTTAAATAGCAGAAATAAAGAAATAGACCCTGTTATTTCAGAGATAAGTAGACTTGTTCCGCAAGCATTGGCAGTTGTAAAAATGGGAAATACGGCAGAACAGTCAAAGATTCTGGGAGGACTGACAGACTTTACTTATACCAACAACATCCCTCACAGAGCTTCTATTATAAACCCAGAACCACTTTATTATGGAAACAACTGGAGACAGCAGGCACTTCTTGATAAAAACGGTCTTTCTAAAAATATGTACTCAGAAGTTATGGCTAACATTTTTGGTGCGTTAGATAAGGAAGGCAACGTAATTGAGAAAAAAGGTTCCATTGAAATGGGTGACGGAGTTGTAAAAGAACTTACTACCGGCTCTATTGAACCAAACGTAGAAGCAATTCTCAGATTAGTCGAAACCCTTAAGTCTTTAGGTTTGTCAACACAGAATCTTGTAGATAGTGGAATCATACGGGTTGATAACAACGGCAGAACAGTAGTAACGGAAGACGTTCAGGCGAGAGGTCTGTCAATAAATCAGCAGGCTGAATTAGGCTGGAGTACATCAACAGCCGGCGGAAAGAAAGATTTGATTGCCAATACGGAACAGCGGTTAAAGAACCTTAAAGAGAGTATGAAAAACACTTTCAATCAGAGTGTCGTTTCCGGTATATCTTCTTCAATGGAAGCACTCGGAGAAAGTATGGCTTCTGGTGCAGATTCTGCTGAGGCAATGGGTAAAGCATTGAACAATGTTGCTGCAAATATGCTTAAAACCGTTGGTCCTGCTATGACAGAATGTGGTCTTGCAATCGCAACAGAAGCTGCCAGAAAAGGAGAATGGGGTCGTGTAGCAGGAGGTCTTGGACTTGCTGCAGCGGGCGGATTCCTTTCTTGGTCTGGCGGTCTTATGTCCGGTAAGGAAAACGAAGACGATAAAGACGCACAGAGAGAAGCAAGACTTAAATCTCTTGCCGACATCTTAAGCGACCTTATTGCACAGGCAAGAACGGATGCTGAATACTACGAAAGAAATGCAAGACATAGACAGGCCCTTTCAGAAGATTACTCGCTTTCTTCTAGGTCTGTAAACGATATGATTATTACACCGGAAGGTACGTTCTCTACTCACCCAGAAGACACGATAATCGCTATGAAACATCCAGAAGAACTTGGAAGCAAGAATTCTTCACCGAATGTTACGATTACGATTGTCAATCAGTCTGGCGATACCGTTAAGGTTGCAAGCACAGAAAAGAGAGAAGACGCTAACGGAGATATTGATATCAAGGCTACAATCGTGGCTGTTACTGCAGACGCTGTTGCAAACGGAGAACTTGACGGTGCGTTTGCTCAGATGCAGGCAAGACAGAGAGGAGTCAGCAAAACTTATTAATTGTACTACGAATTGACCATAGTTATATACTCACACTATGGCAATTTCGTGGGCAGATAATGTTAATCAGAAGATAATAGACTCGACTCAGATTACTATCGGCGAAGGCGGTTACATAGAAGACAAATCGTCTAATGGAGTTGTTTCTGAAAGAAGGTTATCTACACTCGCCTCTCCTGACACATTCAATGTCGTAATGGATTTTGATTTTGCAGAACTCGACGCAAACGGCTATTCAGAATTCGACCGCTTCATAAACTGGTACAAGTACGTACATAAAAGAGGAACCATTCCATTTAAGTTTCCTGCTATTACTCGCTTTGGAATTGACGGACCAAGAAACCCCGTAAACCCTTTTACGGGTGAAGAACAGTTATGCTGGTATAAAATCACAAGTGCAGCAAAACCTCAGAAGTCTGGGCTTGCAATGAGATGTTCTATGACTTGGGTGGAAGTTTATTCAGGACCGGGCATTACCGTAATCCCTTCTACTCTTGCTATGGACAGAATGATTGTTCAGAACGGACACATTCAGATGTTCTTCAACCATAAACCTGCAGAACCTGTTTCAGAAGAAGCATTTACACTCGAATATAAACTCACTACAGACGCAGATTATACAGAAGCAGCCATTACGCATATGGTTGTAGACGGAAACAGATACCTTTTCGACTTTGACGACTTGGAAGACGGTACTTATTTCGTTCGTCTTAATTGGAACGACACGAATCTTACAGAATATCTGGAGGTTAGTTAATGCCTCATAATATAGAAGCAGCAACTTTGGAAGAGTTGTTCAAGCAGGACACAGACGGTTGTATTCCTCTTTTAGTAGACATTACGGACGACAACATCATATGGAACAGTCCAGACAGTCTTGATGAAAACGGACATCTTCGTTTAGTTTACGGAAACATTCCTATGATTTACGAAGGTAAAAAATACCGTCCTGCAAACTTCAGTTTTGAACCACCTTCAGAAGACGGTGTTAAAGTTGGTAGTGCATCCGTAACGATTTCTGCAATCGACCAGAGGGTTACGGAGATTATTGAAACGATAGAAAGTTCCCCTCACCTTACTGTAATCGCCGCTTATTCAAAAATGGGTGACGAAGAGTTTGTGTTTTCAAAACTGTACCACTACGAGTTTACTATGGGTTCAGTTCAGTGGGACGGAATAACGGCAAAGTGGAATCTTACTTACGATTCTGCTATGGAACAGAACTGCCCTGTAGATATGGCAACGGAAGCAAGGTGTCCTGCAGCATATGACCAGAACAGTTAATATAGACGATTTGCTTGCAGTAAGGTATGTGGAAAACGGAAGAAGCAGAGAAGAAGGCTTTGACTGTTACGGACTTGCAATAGAAGTCTGCAGAAGGTTCGGATATGAGATACCGGATTTGGAAGAAGCAAAAGTTAAAGGTTACGACTTCTTCAAGTGTATGCAGAAAGGTGTATCTCTTTCAAAAGTGAAGGAAGTTGACTACCCTTTAGAACCTGCAGATGTAGTGTTCTTGAAAAACAACGTCGGTGTATTGGACCATATCGGAGTTTGTTTGGGAAACGGACTTATGATTCACTGTAACAGATACGGTGTTCATATAGATAAAATACATAAATGGGATAAGCGTATCGGGAGGTGTTACAGATGGCTTTAATTAATTTCTTTGATACACCATTATCATCTCCAAAACAGAAAAACATAACTAAAGAAGAAAACCTCGCAAAACTTATTGACGATTACCTCGTTGATAAAGAGGCATTGGAAGAGGTTGAAGTATATAATGCAAAGACTGGAAAGTCTTACAAGAAAAAAATTGTTCCAGATTCATATAAGGTATGTGCTGTAGTAAACGGCACTGAAACCGCACTTGATTATGTACCAAAATCAAGCGATGTAATTGATATCATCATTTCTCCACGTTCAAAAGCAAATAGCTATGATTGGCTACAGTTTGTAGGTTCTGCTTTAATGGTTGTTGTTGGTGCGGCATTAACGTTTGCTTCCGGTGGTACTTTGGCGGCACCTTTCTCACAGTTTGGTATTCCGCTTCTTATTGGTGGTATTATGGGAATGTGCGGTGCAGCAATTTCAATGCTCACCCGTCAGGACGAAAATGCAAACAAAAGAGATTCAGACGATATAGATAAAGAAGCAGCACTTACAATCAAAGGTGCAGAAAACGAACTTATTACAGGACAGAGGTTTCCTTTTGTTTTCGGTAAGATAGCAGTAAACCCTCGTATCTATGGTTCTCCATATCACGAAACATTCGTTAAACCGGACGGAAAGTTTGACTCGCAGTATATGAACTGTCTTTACTGTGTCGGTTACGGACCACTTAAATTAACGGACTTCAAGGTTGGTGAAACAGTCTTGATGTACAACCACCCTCGTGATGTAGAAGGTGAAAAAGAAAACAACAATATCATTCACGGTCATATAAGACCTTTTGAACTTGCAACAACTTTCGAACAGACTGTTGCAAACAGAAATGAATATTATACATATAATCAGAATAAAAACTCATACGACAGAGCAGACCCTCAGCCGACAGAAACAACATTCCTTCCAGATACATTTTATAAACTTACAGATGTAATTCCGAAGAAGTGGAAGAATAATGATGTTGCCATTGAAATCTTACAGCGTGGTCTTAAAAACGAAACAGATATTGCAACAAATGAAAAGTGGGGAACTCTCTATAATAAAACCGTCATTGAAGACCAAGTAGACGCTAACATTCTTTTCATTCACGACAACGATATTTCAGTTGCAGCAGAAAAGAATTATAAAGGTGTTGCTATTCCTAAAGGATTCAGAACTAACACGGTAAGATTAAGTCAGTCGTGTCCTTCTCATCTTGAAGTTGAAGTAGATTTTGCAAACGGTCTTTACAGAAACAGAACCGAAAAGCACGGTGACTACTCTTCTATGAGATATTATGATATCCCGGTAAGACTTGCTGTTCAGTGGAGAGCCGTAAAGAAAAATAATCCCGTGTCAGACGCAGAAAACGGAACTAACGGCGGTTGGAAAACATTCGATTACCTTAAACTCGGTGATTCTGTCTCTACTTGGCAGAGACCTTATCCATATTCAATAAAAGACTCTATTTATGATATGTCTCTCAATGCAGGTGCTTCTACTGAAAACCTTGAAATGTTCAGAGCAGGACAAGCTGCATATGCAAGAGAACACCTTTATCAGGGATATTATGATGACGCTCTTGTTACCACAACGGCGGATGCACAGTATGCCAGACCGTACTCACCTACCGGAGTTCCTGACAGAAACTATTATACAGAAACCGAAAAGGCTGCACTTGCCACAAGTAACGCCGCAGGAATTGCTTCACAGAAAACAAACGAATGGGTAGATGTAAACGACTTCGTTAAAAGTTCTATGGCTATTGAAGGCGGATATATTACAAGTGGTGGTTACAATGACCAGTGGGTTGGAACTCAAGTCTTCTGTATCAACGCAGATAAGAATTTCAATACAAGTCACAAGCCGAAAGATTTTAACGGCAACGAAAGGCTGTATGTATTCACAAAAGATTTTACGGCAACAGAAGTTCAGGAAATACTTGCAAGTGGTTCTGACTGGGTAGAAGTTCGTGTTATCCGTTTGACACCTTGTTATCTTGACCAGTCTGGAGTTCAGAGTGATAACTACGGAGACTTCTCATATCAGGATTTGTGTAAGTGGACTTATTTAAGGACAACTTGTTTCGATAAAGACGCTTACGTTTCAGCTGCATCTACAGACAGTTCTGCAGACCCGAAAGATTATCCTTTAAGACCGATAAGAGAATCTGACTTAAGCAAGTTCTGTTTTATGGCAATCCGTTTGAAACAGGACGTTGCAGAAACCGGTGGTTCTTCGTTAAAGAAAATCCGTCTTACTGCAGAAAGTTTTTCTCCGAAGTATGACGAAGAAGCAAAGAAGTGGTACCCGGAGAATCTCGAAGCAAGTTGGGGATTCTACCAGAAACAGCAGATTGACGGTGAATGGGAAATAGTTGAACTTACAGAACAGCAGTATCGTGATAAAGTTCTTGCAAGAGAACCTAACCTTTTCAAGAAAAAGAAAGGCAACAATTATACACAGTTAGTTGCTAACGACATCTTTGTGAATGACGCTAAAGACGATGATACTGTAATTCAGAACTACAAACTTTTACAGACAGTAGAAGACAGATATATTGATACGAATACGGCTTGTTCTACTATGCTTGCTTTTGTAGGTCCGCAGAACGGAGAAGAAGCAAAAGGTTATGACGACATCAATATGACCTCTGCCACAGAACTTTTCGAGTTCTGTAAAGATGTAACAGACGGTACTCCGTTGGACTTCAATTATGTAATTGATTCCAACTTCAATACCGCTTGTAACCTTACTGCACAGGCAAGAGTTAAGACAAAAGCACAAATGCTTGAAGAAGGTTGGGATATCGGAGAAGAAGATACTACAGCTTATTTCCCTTGCATATACACATACGACGCAAGCGGAGAACCTTCAGATACAGAATACACCTTTGCTCTTGTTGTAACTCCGATTCTTAACGAAGGTGAAATCCTTTCAGAAGCAGATTTGATTATCTGTGCAAACAAGATTGCAAAAGGCGAGACTCCACCTCAGAACGTTCTGCTTGCAAGATTTGACGGACCAGACTGCGTTCAGACAGCAGACTCTTACTGTGACGCATTATGCGATATGGGTAAACTGTATTTTGACCAGTCTACTTACGCACAGACAGATGTCCTTGAACAGTTCCTCGCCCTTAAGGATATTCCGTTCAACAGATTTATCGAAGATTCACCGGAAGAATTCCTTGACGTTTTTGAAACATATTTTGAACTTCCTGCAGGTTCTTACTATTATACAACAAAAGTTCTTGAACAGATGATGCTCACACAGAGCACATACAAACCTTTTGCAGACAACGATGATTTAAGACACATAAAGTTCTCTTGTAACGGTGTAATCTCAGAGGAAAAGAAACTTGAAGAAATCGTAAAGACGTTCCTTACTACAGCACGCTCTATGCTCAGACGTGATGATGAAAACAGATATGAATTCTTCATCGGAAAGAAAGTAGATTATCCTGTAGATGTACTTAACGCAAAGAACGTCATTTCAAAATCAAACACAAGAAGTTTTGCGGAAGTTCCTTCTGGATTACAGACAACCTTCCCGGACGAAGAAGACGACTACACACAGAATCCTCTTTATATTATGGACAAAGGTGAAGACTGGAGAAATCCTTCTAAACCTATGGAGCAGTTCTCTATTCAGTTCGTAACGAACAGATATCAGATACGCAGTTTAGGTCTTTACAATCTTGCAGGCCGCTTGTTCCAGAGAGAGACATATAACAGAACTGTAGGACGCAGAGGTTTGGCTTATGCTCTCGGTGACGTACTCTTGTTGCAGGACGAGTCGATTCTCGTAGGTACAGACAACGGCGGACATATTATGGAACTCATCAAATACAATGATGTGATTTATGGATTTGTATCTGATGAACCTTTTGAATATACAGGCGAACTTGAAAACGGACAGAGTAAGCAGGGTGTTACAGTTGTTCAGCCAGATAAATATGGTGCTGCCCGTTGTGTAACTTTAAGGGTTGCAACGCCACAGGGTAACGCTTACATTACTCCTGAAAACTGGAAGGTTGGATTAACCAATATAATCGCACTTGCTCACCCTATTATCTGTACACCGGACGGAAACTATTCTGATGAACCTGTAACGGAAGACGGAGAGACTTGTGCATTGACACTTAAAGAAGGCGACTTACTTGCCTTCGGTGAAATGACAAACATCACAAGAAAAGCACAGATTGTACAGATTAAACCTTCGCAGGGTAAGTTCAACTTGACTCTCGTTCCATATAACGACGACTTCTATAATTATGGGAAAGAACTTCCAAGGTTCAACGCAACCCTTACTGTTCCGCAGCGAGATGTTCAGGAAGTAGAATTCACTGAATACGCAACGAAGGCAGATATTGCTGAATCAAAGGCAGTCGCAGACGGAAACAAGAAAGACCCGAACATTGACTTAACTGCATATACAACGATTACGACCTGTAGGGCAACAAGAGACGGTATCGTACTTACTTGTGATACAAGAAATATTGCAGACGGAGAAAAACTCACTCCGATTTCTGTTACTTGGACTTTCGTAAGGGAAAACGTATGGACAAGAGACCCGAATTCTACGGAACAGTATCTCTTGGCTAGTCCTCAGCCAACAATGGAGAACTTTGAAGAAGACGAATACTACGTTCTTAATGACGGCAACTATGTAAGGGCTACTGAATATCTTGTTGGTGCTACTTATTATGTCAAGAACGTAATGATTGAAGATGTGATTATCAATCAGATTACATCAAACGAAGAAACGCTTTCTTATCTTTTTGACAGAGGACTTTCAGTAGAACAGTTAGGTGGATATCCAGAGTATTACGACTTCTACCCTATTAAAGTTATGGCATCTGCAAAACTTACAGTGTCTTCAAAAACTGCAGACAGCCTTTACTCACGAATCGATATAACAAACTACGGTACTTGGGTTCCTCGAATACCTGTAATTGAACAGACTGTACAGGACAGACATATCGTACTTACATTCTCACAGCCGGACGGAGCAAGAGTTCTTTACGGACAGGATAGTATGATTTATCGTGTTCAGATAAAGAAGGTCGCAGATAACTTCTCGGAAGATTATGCAAAACCGGATTTACAGTCAAATCCTTATGCAGAGTTTAATCAGCAGCAGGAACTTATTTTCAGTAATGAATCCAACTACAAATATTTCTATCTTGCAAACCCTCAGCCTACGTCTACAGAGCAGATTCTCGCAGAAGAATATTACAAGAAAGGCTCTTATGATTACGAAAGGGTTTCGGTATACGAAAGTGGCGTAGATTATTATTTACTCGACCACGGTTATATTCAGTCGGGAAGAACTTTTGCACAGACATTACCTTTGAAAGGACAGGGTACAAAAGAAATGGAGAACACGGACTATATGTACGAAGTCCGTGCAGAAGCTGTGAACGGAATGGTAACAGAACCAAGTCATTCTATGGTTACTGCGATGTTCACCAACTTCAGAGATATCGTTTATGCAAAAGCAGAACAGAAGGAATTGTACGTTCCTAACCTCTCTGCAATTTCTGCCGAACTTGGTGAAATCTCCGGCGGTTCAATGGCCGGTAATAAAAACAACTACTGGACATTAACTACAAAAGATAATCCTCAGCCGGACCTTATCGGAGAAGATAACGGAAACAGAGACTTCCAAGGTGCTATCCGATTCGGTTCTGATTCACAGTACATCAGAGGTAGACCGATAGTTTCGTTTGTCAACGGAAGATATGAAATCGTAGACTTCGAACTTGAATTCAAAATCGGTTCGTTTGACATCTCTTCTGAAAGAACCGTTATGGATTCTGAAATCATTATCTATAACGGAGAGATAAGCGAATTTGACAGATGTCGTATCTCTGTATTCGGAACTTATTATGAAAACAGAACGAACGCAGGTGTAAACGATAACGACAGTGATGTACCGGGCGGTTGGAAAGCAGTTGCTTATCAGGAATCAGGTGGTTTGATGAGTAAATCCGTTTACTCAGACGACTCACTGCTTCTTACAAACGCAACTATAGATGAAAGACGTGCTATGGGTTACGATGTCGGAAAACCTTATCTGTATCTGAACGACGCAACCATAACTAAAGTATGGCATTTCGATACAAATTCTTATGACCAGAACGGTGGATATACCCTTGAATATACTGTAACTCGAGACAACGTTCCTTGCATTAATGCCTATGATAGAAACGGGAACTTAGTTTATGTTCTTGAGTATACTTCAAACAGAACAAGACCTCGTATCATTGGTCGTGACAGTGTTCCTCTTGAACTTGAAGGAACAAGGTGGACTCCAGACAGAAACAATGCCGTTATGGATTTCAAACCTGCAATTCTTGCCGTTGCACCATTCAGTAACCTTGCACGTTCTCTTTTCGGTGTATACAAACTTACATTTGATTTGGATAACGATGCCGTATTGGGAGCAAAGGTAAGCACTACCGGTAAGTTTACGGTAGACTTCTGGATTAAGTTCTATTACGCAGAAGGACAGACGCTTTTTGATATCGGTACTGCAAACGACCGTATTCAGTTTGTATGTACAAAAGGCGAAGTAAACTATAACGAACCTCAGACTTACGTATTACCACAAACCCAACCGGAATCTCAGCAGGATATCGATGAAGGCGAATTCTACGAAAGACACGGAACTGATTTTACAAGAGCATTCACTTATAATTCCGGCACTACTTATTATATCTATGCACCGGAACCTCCTTACAACTACGATATAAAATATTCAGAAGGTTTCGTGCTTGCAGACCCTCAGCCGACTTCTCAGTCAGACTTCGGTAAAGGTATTCCGTACTTCGTAGTAAGTGGAAATGATTATGTATTATCAAACACTTATACATCGGGTGTAGACTATTACGTTCAGATTGTTCCATACAACCACGCTACAAGCGGAACTGATGATGATATGTATATCAGACATCAGGGTGTATCTAACTTCGAAGTAGTTACAATGCGTACAATCAAACGACCGGACGAAGTTGCAAACAATAAGCGTGTTATCGGTGAGGGAATGTGGACTCACTTTGCGGTTGTATTAGACAACTCTAATAATGGTGAACACAAGATTTGTTGTTATATTAACGACAGAAAAGTTGAGTTTGCAACATACTCTAATTCAAATCAGGGTGCAACTGCAATCATCAATGACAACACAGAACAGATAATTGTCGGTACAGCAGTTCAGTCAGAAGACCATACGGTAATTCTTGATGAACTTATGATAGATACTCAGGTAGCAGAAGAGTTTGCTTCCTTCATAGTAGCAGACCCACAGCCAGCTTCACAGGCAACAATCGATGCCGGAGTTTACTACTATCTTGATAACGGTGTATATGTAGAAGCAAGGACATATGTAGCAGGTACTACATATTATGTTGTTGATACATATTCCGGTTTCAACTTCGTTAAGTCTACTGCAAACAAGATACCTTGGGGTAGTCTGAACAGTGAAAACGACTACCTTGTACTTGTCGCAAAAGAAGATGCTAACGGAAAGCCTTTGTTAAAGACTAATATATTTAATTCAGACGAGTTTGCAGACAAAGTTGGCGAAATAGCAGAAGAAGTTATTTCAGACTCAGGAATTTCAAAAGAGTATATTAAGAATCAGAATTTGTTGAGTAATTATGAATCGATAACGCTTTCTGCTTCTTCAAGTACACCAACAGAAATGGAGTATGACGGAATATTAAACTTTATTGGGGCAACAGACAGAGATAGTTCTATTTATGTAAACGGAACACTAATAGCAAAGTCGAACAGAGTAAGTAGTGTTCCGCAAACAATGACAGTTGCTTTCAACAAGGGTGATGAAATTTATGTAAACTTTTGGGGAAGTAGTACGAGTTGCCAAGTTGCATATTATAAACAGAGAGATTATACAGGAAGAGCATAGGAGGACATATGCCAACAATAGACTTAACCCTTTCGGGAATATTAATACCGGATTTGAGAGCACAGGGTTATACCCCTCAGTTCGGAACAATGGTACAGAACGACGGCGTAAATATGGGCGGTCTTTCTACAATGCAGGTCAACAACAATATCCTTATGGCTTTCTCGAAAATGAGGGCCATTCCGATTGCTTCTACCATTGCAACAACGCAGGTTGAGTATGACGCAAAACTTTACTTCTCTTCTGAACTGAACGATACGGAGGAGTTGACTTTAGGATATGCAACATATCAAGGCTGCAGCATATTAATTTCCAATGTCTCAGATTGCGACCAGACGGTCAAATTAAATACGGTTCAGTTACCGGAGTCTGATTCAAGTCGTGTTCCAAGAACGATTACACTTGAACCGAAGTCTTTGGTACAGGCTATCTTTGACGGAACGAACTGGCAGGTAGTTACTACAAAGATTTCTACGGTAGCACCGACAAATCCGACTACCGGTGACATCTGGGTAGAAACAGAAGCACCTCAGAATAATCAGAATCCATAGGAGAGAATATGGCTTGGACTTATGATTCAGACACAGAGACATACACAGTACCTAGCGATGAACTCGAAGACTTACTTGATTCGTTAGAACAGAACACTGCAAGCACTCCATACAGGTTGAACATACAATGTTCTACGAACGGTGCTTGTATGATTGCAATAAACAAGATAAAAAACGGGACAAAGTTTGTAGATTTAAGACCAACTACATTTTTTGGATTGTCTACCATTACAACAAGTTTCCAAAATTGTACAACGCTTATTCATTCTCCTCGAATAACGAATAGTGAAACACTTAACAACTTTTACAGAGGTTGTACAAATCTTAAGTCCGTATCTATTCCTAGTTGTGCAACTCAGATTATGTCGATATGTATGGGGTGTACAGCACTCGAAAACGTATTGTTTGAATACACAGATTTGTCAGAACCTCCTGTTATGTATGAATTATTCGAAGGTTGTGATTCCTTAAAAGGAATTCTAACTCCAAATAGTTCTGTCCAGTCAAGTTTAATTTCTGCTCTTAACACCCATAAAACAAACGGACATTTCCCTTCAACTATAAATCCGAGCGACATAGTTTTTGTTGTCTCGTACGATTATGACACAGAAATCTACACAGTTGCTTTCAGTGTGCTTTCAATGTTTTTAGCAACGTTGGAAGGAAATACAGCAGAGACTCCGTATAAGTTAAATGTTACGGGTTTGGTTGCATCAAATATAAACAGCTCTAGCACTAGCGGAACTTTTGGAAACATAATAAAAGATAATCTTACAAAGTATGTAGATTTATCAAACACTGTGTTACCTTCAGTTACAGATGTAAGTTATGCTTTTAGTGCGTGTACAAACCTTGTCCTTGCCCCACAGGTTACTAGCGGTACAAAAGGTTTGCAGAACTGGTTTTCAAACTGTACGAACCTGAAAGCAACTCCAGAACTTCCTAACACTATTTTATCAATGAGATATGCGTTTGAGTATTGTACAAACTTGGAAACTATTACGAATATTCCGACTTCAGTAACCTATATGGAAAATTGTTTTAGAAGTTGCGAAAACATTCATTACAGTCCTTCAATACCGGCTTCTGTAAGAAATATGAGTAACTGTTTTGCTTACGCTGATTTGTATGAAACTCCCGTTATGGCAAGCGGTGTTACAGACCTGACAAGTTGTTTTAGTTACAATGAAAACCTTACAAAAGCAAATACTATTCCAACTTCTGTTACGAATATGTCAAACTGTTTTAAGCAATGTACATCTTTAGCCATAGTTGAAAACATTCCTAGACAAACTACGAGAATAGATTATTGTTTCTTCGGTTGTTCTGCTCTTGAAAGAATCAACTTGTGGGATTATAACTCTGTAAGCACAGGTGACACTTATTCAAAGGATTGTTTCACAGACTGCGATTCTCTTGCTCATATTTACGTCAATGGATATAACTCTGGTTCAAGAACTAATTTGATAACATTCTTAAACAACAGAAAGACAAACGGGTACTTCCCAAGCGATATAACTCCTGCTGATATTGTTTTCTACGGCTATACAGAAGGTTATTCAATCGCTTTCAGTAATCTTAACAACTACCTTATGTATCTTGAACCAAACACCGTAGACAATCCGTATAAACTTACTGTAACAGGACTATCAGTTGCAAACGTAAATACATCTACAACAAGCGGTTCGTTAGGTTATGTAATCGCACACAATACGAAGTATCTCGATTTAAGTCTGACTTCTTTACACGCAAATCAGACAACGATGAAGAATAGGTTTAATGAGTGTACTTATCTTGTTGTATCTCCAAACATTCCAAATAACGTAACGGATATGGAAAGTTGTTATGGTGGATGTCATAACTTAAAAACACCGCCTACACTTTCTACTTCAACAACGAATATGAAGGACTGTTTTGTAAGTTGTACAAGTCTTGAGTCTGCTCCAATTATTCCGAATACTGTTACAACTCTGCACGGAACTTTTTATGGATGCACTTCTCTTGAAGAACCGCCAGAAATACCAGACAGCGTTACCATTATGGGAGGAACATTCTTTGGTTGTACAAGCCTTGAAGAAGCACCTGTCATTCCAGATAGTGTATATGAATTAAGTTCTTGTTTCCAAGGCTGTACCTCTTTAACAAAAGCACCGATTATACCAAATGGTGTTGATAGTATGGTAAGCACTTTTGAAGGCACTCCGATTACTGTAGCACCTGTCATTCCAGATAGCGTCACTGAATTAACCTCTTGTTTCAAAGATTGTACCTCATTGGTTGATGTACCGTCACTTCCATTTCTTGAAGATAATGTTAGTGATATAAGTTCTGCGTTTGACGGCTGTTCTGCATTAAAGCGAGTAAACTTCAACAGAGAACTTACTTCAATCGATTATCATTTTGATGAAATATTTAACGATTGCGATATGCTCGAATCAGTGTTCGTTAAGTCGAGGGAAAACCAAATTGACCTTATTACTTATCTTGAATCACAGCAGAGTGACGGCAAGTTCCCGAGCGGTCTTACTGTATCTGAAATAGTCAAGTTCGATGAAAAGACAATGCGAGTTCAGACAGAAGAAGGAACGGAGATAGTTGACCTTTACCGATTCAAAGAACAACTGCTTACAGAGAAGAACGGAGAACTTGCTTATGCAGATGAAGATTTCAAACCGTTTACGGTTCAGATAGATAATGAAGAGTTTTACGCACAGACGATAGGTGAATCGCTTTTAGCAACCTGCCGTAACAAAGGAAGCGGTACTGTATTAAAGAAAATAGTTGGAACGGAGATAGTTGAAGGTGTTACTACTCCAGTATATCAGTGGTATGCAAAAACAGCAGGAACTCTCGAAGAGCCTTTTAAGAAAAATAACACAACTATCTTATCAGATATCTCAACCGAAACTTTAGATATAACTTTCCCAAAGAACTTATTCCCTAAAGGTGGAAGGATGCTTGTTTGCGGTGCAGCCGGTGCTAATGTCATAGATACTGCAACCCAGAATCACGTAAACTATGGAGGAAAAGGAGAGATAAGGGCTGTCGAAATCCCTGCTAACCCGAAAGAAGATTTGCATATATTGGGTGTAACGTTCCCAAAAACATCAACTAACGGAGAAACAAAAAGCACAAGCCAGCGTTATTGTTCCGGCGGTTATGATAATTATAGCAGATGTCAAGGCTGGAGTGACAGAACCGTCTACGGAATATCTGGCGGTGTTGGAGGAAAAAACTGTGTAGTTACCTATGAAAAAAAAGGAGTTTCCTATACCGTAACTGCTTATGGAGGCGGTGGCGGTGGCGGTGGTAAGGCTTATGGTGATTCTACTACTGATTTTGGCAACGGGGGTCTTAGTGGTGATGGTAACGCTAACGTAGGAAGTAACGGAGGAAACCCTTATCATATTGAAGATTATAACGTAAACAAATTGACAACTGCATTTTTAAGAGTAGAGGCATACATTTAATGACATATTTATTTATTGACAACCAAAACAAAGTAGTAGGAACATCTTCGGTGATGTTGAATAACTGTGTAAAATCAAACATCAAACCGTTTTCTGTAGGTAAAGCAAGGTGGAACGGGGAAAAAGTTGTCTACGATTATCCTTCTGTTGAACACAAAAAAACAGAAAGAAACGAACTATGGGATAATCTTATTTTTTCTTTTGGAAACACTTTTTGTGCTGAAGTTACTTTTCTTAATGGGAAAGAATTTAGAGAACATAACGGACAGATTTCTATTCTTATACCCTGTTATGGAAAATCAGATTATGTAACAACTGCAGTGAGAAGTTGTCTTAAACAAACACAGAAGCCTACTCAAATATTAGTCTTGCTTATGGATGAAAAATCTCAAGCACTGAAAGATGAATTAGAAGGACTCTCTGATATTGTTAAATGTTTTTGTGAACCACGGATGAACGTATGTAAAGCCCGAACTTACCTTGCAGAAAAATGTAAAACGGATTGGCTTGTTTTTCTTGACGCTGATGATTTTCTTTTGAGAGATTTTATCAAAGTTTTAGATTGTAAAAAAGAAACATTCTGTATGGGTAACGACGCTTATACAACGGAGGAAAATTTTACTATAAGGACTTGCGGAGAAAACAACTTATCTCTTAATAAAAAAGAAAACATTTTGCAAAAAAATATGACTGCACTAATGCACAGAGATGTTTTTTTTGACATTGGACTAAATGAAAAATATGCGTCTGGTGCAGAAGACCTTGATTTCCTTATGAGGTTAGCGTCTAGCAGAAAATGGTCTTTCAGTTTTGACTCCACTCCCCTTTGGGTTTATCGCCTTAACACAAGTAGCTCTCTATCAAAAGCAGAGGCCTTTTACAAAAGTTATTACGAAGTGTTAAAAGATAACAAAGAAATTATTATGAGGGAATTAGAAGACGTAGCGTACGACACCCCAGAAGTCAACGAACTGTTTTATTTTCTTGATAACCCAAGTGAAGAAAACTTTAGAAAACTTGCTGTTTTCAGAGCTTTTCATTTCGCCAAAAGAGGCCACGAAAAGTTTTATTCTGAGTTTGTGTTTTTCGAAGATTATATCAGAAATGAATTCAACTATTTTATGTCAGAAAGTATGAAGAGAGATACTGAATACTGTTTCAATGCTAATGATTACATTGCGATAAACTGTGAAAAAAAATTATCGTATTATTTATCAGACCCAAACCTTAGGGGAACATCTTTTGATGCAGTAATTTTCAACTGTTCCTCAAGCGATGTTGAAAATCTTATTGTACAGCCATTGTCATACATAGTAAGAAAAGATATTCAAAAAGATATCGAAGAAAAAGGACTTTCTAAAATTGATACGATATTCTTCTTGCTTAAAAACTATTCTTGCTTTTTAAAAAACAATACAGAAGAATGTGAGAAAATGTTACTAACATCTTCCAATGATTTTATCCTCGCTTTGGATAATGTTAAGTTCGATAAGACCATA